CTAGAAACTGCCGCTATAGTTACATTGGTAGATAAAATAACAAGACCACTTGCAGTAACATTAGATGTTGCACTTATGGTTACAGATCCTCTATCTATTTGTGTTCCAACAGCAGACGCTCCAGATGTTGAAGCAATAGTGGCTACACCATCTAAAACAATACTGCTATCTGCACTAAATCCTGATACACCACTTATGGTTGCTGCGCCACGATCTATCTGTGTTCCTATTGCAGATACACTAGAGGTTTCAGATATGGTGGCAGATCCACGATCTATTTGCCTTCCTATTGCTGAAACATCAGATATTGCGCTTATCGTTGCAGTAGATACATCTACTTGTATTCCGATAGCGGTAAAGCCTGAAGATGCAGATATAGTTGCACTAAAGAATTTAACAACTTCACCAGTAAACGATGCACCTGAATTGGCTTGTATATTTGCAATAGAGGTAGTAACAAATCTACCTTGTGCAGAGAACCCAGATGTTTGAGCTGCTGTAGCTGTGCTGCTAAGTGTTAGACGTGGGGTTGCAGATGCAGATGAAGTTTGTGCTGAAGTTGCAACAGCTTCATCATACTGTAAATTATCATAGAGAGACTTATTATATCTCCCATAATTATAGGCTTTTTCAGCCATAATATTACGCTAAAGTAATATCTAAATCGCCAGCATCAAATCTAAAAACGTCACCTGTAGTTACACTTTTTGAGGTATCTAAATTTGCATAAGCAAGCAAATTACCAGAACTTAAAGCATCTAAAATACCAACCGCAACTACAGTTCCATAGTTAGCTGTAGCTGTAGGATATTCAACAGCAGCAGCGTTTGTTGCAGTTGTTGGGTTAGTACCAGATACGTTAAAAGTAGCAGTTTGTCTTGCATACGCACCGCCAGTTACTTCAGTACCACCACCAGTATCGGTAGGTGCTACTGTATACAAAGCAACATATAATGTTCCTGGTGCTGTATAAGAATTGCCACCAAATACATGATCTAATACTTTGTCTTCTAAATAATCACTAAATCCAGCCATAATAACTCCTAATTATTATTCCAATAATAAATGTTTTTCTTAGCTTTGCCATAAGTTCTTCTTCTTTGTAACAAAGAACCTTTACCAAACTCAGCTCTTTCTTGTTCAAGTCGCATTTCTTCTAATGCTTTTTCAAACTGAGCAGTAAATAATGGCACTCGCTCATCTTCCATTAAAAAGATTGATGCGTGTTTTAAAGCTCCATATAAATAAACGTCTGGATGTCCTGTAGACACAAAGTTCGTTGTATTGGAATCGCTGAGTGCATCAATCGATCCATAGTATGTTAATTGTAATGTATAACTTGTGTCTGGAGTAGGGGCAAGTTCAATAGAATCATCAACTATTGCAAAATAAACTGGTTCTCCCGCTACATTGTTGTTTGCTTGTCTGTAAACATCTAGTGATTCAATAGATTGTTGAAACAAAGGTCTGAAGTTATTAGATGTTATTTCTATGTTTATAGCTTCCATCCAATCAGACGGTACAGCTAAATATTGTGAGTCAGCAGTAGCAGTTGCTCTTTTAATCATTTCTTTAGTTCTTAACCTACGATTAAGCTCTGCTTCTGTGTTATCTATAAACATATCTATATCAGATGTTAAATCTGATCTGTTTAGATAACTTGCTATGTTTGTTTTTAACTGGTCATACGTCATACCTTACCGCCCCATGTTCTAAATAATTTGTTGTCTGGATCGTTGAGCCATTGTTTCCATTTCTTGTTGTCTTGTGCCCAACCTTCTCGTAAAGCCTTTTGGTATATTACCATAGGCACTTCTGCGACATGACGAAAATCTTTACCTGGTCTGTGCTCTGCTAATGCTTTGCAATGCTCTATTACAGGTGCGACATTTTGTTTGGTGTGATAAACAACCTTTTCATCTTCGGTTGCAAATTCGTGTGAATAGTTAATCTTACTGTCTATTAAAGTTCTTTTAGCCATAGCCCTTGAATTTTAACACTATTCACAAAAAAAAGGAGGGGCTAAAACCAAAGTCCTAGCCCCTTCCATTTAAGCTATTAAGATGTGCTTAAGTCGGCAACTATACCGTGAGCAGCTTCATTGCTCACTTCTAGTCCGTACTCAACTACGATCATCTTAGTATCAGCATCACCGATAGTTGCTATATCAACTGTCTCAAAGTTTCTTAAGTAAGAAACTTTAGCAAACTCAGGATCAACTAATAGAAGAGATCTATCTCTTGATCTGTTTGATGGAACGATTTTCAGTTCACCAAAGTCAGATGAGTAGATAGATACAGATGCTTCTACAGTGTTAGCATCGATCATTTGCCTAGCTTGTGATCTTCCAGTAAAACCAGAAATCACTTGCTTGTTGTGAGGGCCAGCTATAGCTAGATTTGGTTCAGCACCACTAGCAAACATAAGCTCAAGAACGTCTTTCAGAAGTGTTTCTGTAAGTGCTCTTTGAGTTCCGTCTGTTGGAGCAGCTCCGCCACCAGTTGAAGCACCGTTAGTTCCTCTTGAATCGTTAGTTGTGATCCAAGATTCGAAACCACCAGTTACCCTAGCTGTTGAAGCGTTACCAGTTGTTTTAGCACCTTTTTTACATAGAGCTTCTTCCATGTCTCTTTTTAGTGCTTTAGCCATAATAGCTAACTGGTGTGCCATTTCTGATCTCTTACCAGCTGCATCTGAAGCCTCTTGCGAGCCTGTGACAGTTGCATCTCTTTTTGAGATCATACATACATTGCTTGCCCTTGTAGTAGCAGTTGATGCTGCTCTAGAAAGTTCAAACCCTTCTAATTCTCCAGTAGCACTAGGTGTTGGTAGAGATTCAGTTTGCCAATCAAAAACTACGTTTTTTACGTTTCTTGTTCCGATTGAGGACATAAACGGAGTTTGCATTGGAGAGATGTTGTAAATGATATTACTTAAATCTTCTCTATCAGCAGTGGCCGTATATGTGTCGAAAGCATTAGTTACTTTAGCCATAATATATTCCTTTAAATTACTTTAACATTTGTTCAAAAACCTTGGCTGCATCTGTTGTTTTTCCAGTTTTAGCCAAGCGTTGTTTTGCTTTTTTGACAGGGGCTACTGATTTTGGTCGGTTCGTTGTACCAGGTCTTGCAACCCGAGCTTTCGCTTTTTGCGTTGGTTTTTTCTTTACAGCCTCAACAGTTTTACTGTTAAGCCACGCATTTCTTAAACCAAGTAATGCTCGGTAGTCGTATACAGAATCCATCTCTTGAGGTGAATACCCCAAGACGTTAATGCCATATTCACGAATCGCTAGCTTTTCCTGTTGCGCTGTCTCAGGATTTTGCCATTCTGGTACGATTTCCAAAAGTCTTTGCTGTCCTTCTTGCACCATCTGTGCATATTGCTGTTGCTGTTGAGTAAACGCTTCTTGTTGAAGCCTTTGCTGTTCAGCTTGAGCGGCAGCTAATTTCTCTTTTCTATCATCCCAGAGTTGCTTTTCACGAACATAACCTACGGGATCATCTTCATACAACTGGTTCCAATCTGGCTCGTTGCCTAATTCGCCCGATATTTGGGCTTCCATCTTCGGTAACAGCTGTGCATAAATAGCATCTCTTTCCGCTAACTCCTTCTGCTGTTGCTCAATAGTTTTCCTTTGTTGAGACAGCTCTTGAGTTTTGCGTGTGTAATCTTGCTGACGTGAATATCCGTTTTGGAGTTCCTCAAGCGTGACCTCTACTTCTTGTCCATCAACTCGGATGGTATATAAAGCGGGTTGCTCTTGTTCTTCTTCAACCTCTAATTGTTCTTCGTCATCAATTTCGTCATCGTATTCAAAGTCCTCTTCTTCTTCAGCTTCTTCTAATTGAAGTTCGGCTGCTTCAGGAAGTTCTTCTTCCTCAATGACATCTACTTCTGTTTGTTCTGTCTCTACAACTTTTTCCTCTTCAGGAGTTAAGAAACTTTCAAAAGCGAAAGTAGTGTTCTCTAAGTCTGTTTGTAGGGCAGTCGGTTTTCCGTTGTTGCTCATATATAAATACTCCTTATATGTATTTATAATCATTTTATATGAATTTTTGGGAAAAAGGAAAGTCTTAACCGATGTTATGGACTTTAT